CTCTGATGAGACTCAAGATTATCCAGAGAAATCTTGGTCTCTTCCTGTTGCTTGTGCTTACAATACTTGTAGAGTGCCTCTGCTGCCACGAGCACATCAGCAAAAGTTTCACTATCAGCAATCAGATTGATAATTTCAGTTTCTTCGCCACGCTCAATCGGAATATCAACATAGTTACCAACCTTGAACCATAGGTTTGCTCGGTCGGCAAGATTATAAGTTTCCAGATTATCATCACCAATCTGAAAGAAATCTTGGTCGGCAAGTTCTTTATAACCATTAAAGAAGGTCTTGGCAAGACCAGCATAACGACGCTTCATTAGTTTCTCAATGCGAGCGTCCTCAACCACATTCACAAACTGCGGAGGAATCTTGTGCTCCTTCAACCAATCCTCATCAGGCGTATAAAGAGCGTGACCGACCTCGTGACCCACCAGAAGGTCATACACAGTGTTGCTTGCCTTCTCCCACAGAGGCAGGGTCAGCACACGGGTATGAACATTAAAGCAGGCAGTCTCCACCTTCTTGTGCTCAACCACAAGGTCTTCGGTGGCAAGAAGTTTAGCAAGTTGGGACTTGATTTCGTGGCGGACGGTCATTTAAGTTGAATCGTATGAATGTATAATACAGAAGAACCTCCCTTTTTGGGGGAGGTCATGTGCCGCTTTTTAAAGTGGCTCAGTCGTGCTTTTGCTTGTCGGAGTGCTTGCGGTTTTAGTTTCCGCTTCTGCTCCTTTTTAGAGTGGTGATACCTATTTGGTACTAACATAACCTTTCTCCTTTAAAAGTAATAATGCTTCCTCGTATTTTTCGGGAAGAACTGGGATGTAAAGGTGTTTTCCAACCTTATCCCTATTATTATCGCACACGGTTCCCAATTCAAGGTGGTTTGGGTTGACACAAAGTTTATTGTCACATAGGTGCCTCACAACTAACCCATCAGGGATTTCACCTCTATAAAGTTCATATGAAACTCTATGCGCTTTTTTCTGCTTATAGTTATCCCTGATAACACCATATCTTTTTTTAAGTGTCCCGTTTTGAGTTCCAGTCCATATCCAACAATCATCTTCACATTCACCTCTTTGATATGAATTATTAAATCTATCTTTTAGTGGTTTTTGATAATTTCCACCACGATGTCCGTTATGTACTCCTTTTGGCATTAGTTTTTTAGAAAAGTTACAACTATTTATAAAGAAACACTTTTCTAAAAAATAAATTGGAGTTTCATTCGTCTTGTAGCGATGCAGACATTCTACGGGAAAAACCTTTGACTTTCTCAAACCTTATGACACTTTCAAATTTGTCATGGAGGTCTGCCTTATGAGAAATCACGAATATATTAGCGTCCTTAATGACGTAACGGATAATCTTGAGGAACTCATCGGTGCCGAAACCATCAAGTGAGGAATCAAATACCTCATCCATAATCAGCAGATTGGTATTGACGGAGTTTTTGACTCGGGCAACTTCTCTCCAAGTGAAGAGTAGGGCAAGGTCAATTCTCATTTTCTCACCCTCACTGAATGAACTATAAGAAAAGTCTTCGTGAATGGGTGATTTTACCGTTTCGTTAAATTCTTCATCCAGATGGAAATTAATATAGAAGTCCATCATCTGTAGGTAACGATTCACCTGCTGATTTATGAACGGAAGATACTTCTTGATGATCTTCGTCTTTACGCCATCGTCCTTGAGTAAGGAATAGGCAAAATCGTAATAAACGATTTCTTCTTTTTTCTTTGAGAGGTCTTCAAATGTTTTTTGGAGATTGGTTTGAAATTCTTCTAACTTCTCATGTTCAGTATTTCTGTTTGCAAGGTTTTGGGTAATAGTTTGAATTTCATGTTCAAGGTCTCTGATTTGTCTCTGGTTGAGTCCAATCCGAGTATTGTTTTGAGAAATCTCATGGTTGAGTTTCGTAATCTCCTTTGAAAGTGCGATGAATTGACGCTCTCTCTCCTGTTCTAATTTTATAGTCTCCTCTAGGTCTTGATAACCTTTCTGGAGTTCCTTTGCCTTATTTTGAGCGTCTGTAATTCTATTTAACCGAAATGATTCTTCAATATCTTGGGTACATGTAGGGCAGACCGTATTTTCAGTAAAAAACTTATGCTCTTTGGTAATAGCAGTTACTTTTTGAGATATTTTACCTTTCAGATTGTTTAGTTTTACTAACTTATCACCGGCACCAACGACTTCTTCTTGCTCCTTTGTAAACTTAAAAATATCTTCTTCTGTTCTGGCATTCTCAGTCATGTAAATGCCAACTTCAGCATCCAACTTGGTAATCTTTTCTTGGTTGGTATTAATATTGGCATTTCCACGGTTCTCAAGTTCTTCAATGAAACTCTGTTGCATCTTCATCTTATCCTTAAGATTCTCCTTCTTAAGTTCAAGAGATTTAACCTGATCCTTTTTCTCACGAATCTTATCTTTAATAATATTATTCATTGCGGAAAAGATGCGAATATCCAACAAGTCCTCAATGACCTCACGACGATGTGCCGTAGTCAACTGCATAAAAGGCACAAAAGTACTACTACCCAGAATCACAATCTGAGTGAAAGACTTATAATTAACCTTAAGAATATTCTCTTCCAGAATGCGTTGATTCGCACGGTCATCTGCTTCTTTATGAAGAGAAACTCCATTTACCTCAATATCAAAAACATTTGGTTTAATTCCTCTACGAACCAAATATTCACGATTATTTACAGTAAATTCAATCTCAACCAAACAATCCTTCTCATTGGTTGTATTGACCAACTGAGGTTTGTTAATCTTGCGGAACGGTTTATTGAATAAACCAAAAGTCAAAGCATCAAGAACCGTAGATTTACCCGCACCATTGGTTCCGATGATTAAGTTTGTATGATTTTTTTCAAAGTCAATTTCTGTAAATTGGTTACCAGATGACAGAAAATTCTTGTACCTAATCTTGTGAAATACTAACATTTTTTGGAGGAATTACAATATCGTCGGGAGTGATCACAGCATAACGGTAATTATACATCTTACAAGTCTTTATGGCAAGAGCGTCGTCAACTTCAACGACTTCCATTTCAGTTTCTTCTTGATCTTCTAGCATCAGGGCATAACGAGTAGCATCATCTTCTTCCTCAAAAAGGAAAAGAACTTTCTGACCATATTGATCTTGAACGGCATAAGCACCGTCGTCTTTTCTATCTTTGAGTGTAAGAAGAAACATTTACTCTACTTCGCAAGCTTGCCTGTAAAGATCTTGAAAAATGCCTTTGATGATGTTCTTATCAAACTCAAATTCAGATTCGTCAATATAACGATTTAGAATTGACATTGTATTTTCTTCTTCGTCAATCTCAAAATCTTCATTTTCTTGAATATCAAAGTTTTCAACAATTTTAAGATCTTGAATACCTACAGTATAAAGTTTGTCAATAAACTTTTCAAAATCTTTGGGCTTTGATTTCTTACGAACAATCACCTTAACAATCTTATTCTCATACTCAGTAGCATCAAATAATTGATAAGGAGTATCTTCGTAATAAAGGTTATAGAATAATTTATAAGGATTATTGATTGGAGTATGTGTCAGGGTTTCCGTATCAAAAATATGAAATCCACGAGTATCATTTACATCTGTCCAATACATTTCATAAGGATTACCAAGATAGAAGATAGATCCATTGTCAGAACGAGTATGGTAATGGCCAGAAAATACCTTTGTGAAGTTCTTAAAAATATTTGAGTCCAGTCCATGCTCCTCCATAATTAGATTACGATTGACACGGAATCCTTGAAGTTCTAAGTGCCCCATCGCAACCTTTGCTTTGGTCTTTTTAATTTGTTTCAGAGTCTGTTCTTGATTCTCTGGGTTAATCCAAGGTAAAAATAAAATCTTGAGTCTACCAATTGTGACTTCTGATGCCTCACTATAAGTCTTAATATTTGAATAAGTCTGAAGCAAAAGACCTGGAGAATTTACACTATTGGTGCTTTTAAAATATGTGTCGTGATTTCCAATAATCATATGAACATCATACTTTTGAAGTGGATCAAACACAACTCTCTTTGACCACTCAAGACTTTGATAATCAATTGACTTGCGACTATCAAAGGCATCACCCATATGAATGACTGTTTCTACCCCGTGTTCTTCAAGGGCAGGAAAAAATACATTCTTGTAAAAGAGTTCAAAATAATCATGAAGATACTTTGATCCTTTTTTACACCCATAATGAGTGTCTGTAATAATAGCAACCTTCATCGGTTCTTGTAAGAAATGTTGTCTTTGATCGTATTATAGTCTGAATTGCTCCCAGAAAGCAAGTTGTCATCAATCATCATAACCTCATCAAATCCAGTGCGTTCAATGATCTTTGTCTTAATATCCAGTTGCTTCTTCTCTTTTTGAATTCTTCTCAGAAATGCGTAGTGAATAATCTGAGTAAAATATGCGAAAGGATTCTGTGACTTTTCGGGATTAAAATTGTGAATATACTGAACGCAGTTTTCAATGCCATCAGAAATCATATCATCCCGAAACATATAATTGACAAAGTTCGGTTTGTATGAAAGGTGTGTAGCAATCTTTAGGAAACACTCCCCAAGATAATTAGTGATGCGTGGTTTGGGAAGTCCTTGCTCTTTAGCAGCAGCAACTTTAGTCCTGTAAACAATGAGTGCTTCTAATAACTCTTTGTTATTCACATAATGTTCTGATTTCTTCTTTGGCATAGCATTGTTTTAATGTTCTGATAAGTTGTATTAATTATACCACACTTTTGGGGCTTGACAACATTTAGAAATATGTGTAGACTACCTTTGTCCTGGTTGAAAGATGAGATTTAGCTTTCTTTAATACCTTTAAAGATTCTCTCAAGTCTCTTGCGAGCGTCATCAACTGAGGAGATATATCCCATTTTATTTGAGACCTTTACCTGTCCACTTGGTTTGTATATATCAATACTATCTTGCTCATCATCGTTAATATATGAATCATAGACTTCAATAACTCTTTGATCTTTTGTTTCTGTCATTGTAATTACACGATCAAGTCTGATAATAAAAATATCATCATCTGACAATTCCATCCAGGGCTTGACTTTAATATATGATCCTGTTGGAGAATGAATCATTTTCATCGTAAGAGGATTTTGAAGAATAATTAAAGGATCACCATCATTCTCATCAACTGAGATAAGAGCAATGATTTC